CACGAGAATAGTTAGTATTATAGTCCAAAGTAGCACCTAAACTACGAGGATCATATCTTACCAACATACGTCCCTTATGATAAGCTGATTTAACAATTTGAAATCTAAATTTAATTGAACCTTGCCAATATCTAAATAATTGTGCCATATGACACGCAGGAGTCATATGTAACTCCCTCCTAGTTGTTGGTGTTGTATAAACCACAGACCTATAAAGGTCTGGAGCTACACGACAATTAAATAACATATCACCAGGTGCGGCATCACTAGTCCAATTAAAGGTAGTCAAATAAGATTCTCTCTTAACATAATCTAGTACTCCCATTTCATCCTTGCCTTCAAGTCCTGTGACCCTAGGATCAATAGTAACTTCATTCTTGGAATCTAGTGTTAATTTGTTTACAGGATCAGCAGCATCCACATTAGCAACATTACCCAATGGTACAGGTTTCATGATTACTGGATCTGTGATAACTGCTGGTCTACTATAACCAAATAGTCGTGCCACATCGCCTACACCACTAGCTACTATTTCTGTAGCTCGTGCATAAGGTCTTATTAGTGGAATGCTTTTTAACGCCCCTGCTGCTTTCGCAACAGCAGAAGCTGGTTTGGAAATAATTCCCTGACCATACTCGTCACCAGAGTTCATAACTCCGGATTGAGAAGGCAAAGGAGGAAGTGATTTGGAAGTTGGCATTGTCAATGTAACATCAGTAGCCCATAAATATACATTAATGGTTACTGGATTACCTACATCAGTATGCCGTAAATTTCCAAAAGACCTAAACACTACTTCTCCTAAACCATCCGTAATATCCGGTTCTGTTAGTGGAATGTAATTCTCTTTATAAAAATAAGGAATTTGCAAAACCCCACCAGCATTTAAAGTTGGGTTGAGAAAGATATGGGGCTTCTGTGAAGCTCCTACCAAATCAGCATCTAAAGCACCACCAAGACCACGTTCTATTGTGACTTGGTCAAATCCACTTAATGGATTGTATGATACTAAAGCTCTGCCATAATGAAATGGTGTTCCACTAATTAGTACTTTCATATGCAAATTCATGCGTAAAAGTTCAAAATTAGCTATCTTATCCCGAATAAAAGGATTAGTTAAATAAGCTGTCCATGGGTTCAATGTCTCATATAATGGAGTATTGATAGCCCATTGATATGTTGCCACATTAATTGGACGACATAAAAAACTTCCTAAATCGCTGTCACTATTATTAGCCAAGTTGAATGTAGCATCTGGAGCGGTGGGTACCGTAGTATTCCAACCGGCAGATTCATCAGCAAAAGTTGTGATTTCTGCTTTCGCAGTATCATCAGCCTTGCTGACATTCAAAGTAGCAGATTGAGAAGGCAAAATTGGTTCTTTTAGTTTATCAATTTCCAATTGCAACTCAGCAATCTTACGTTTTAATTTTCTACTATGTCCGTACTTTCGTGCGACATCATGTTGTAGTTGGTGAATACGCACCAACGCCGTTTCCAGTGTATAAGGGGCCTGGAACTTCCCATTGTGCATAGTTAAATCCAATGCACTTGGATATTGTGTAATACTAGTAATGCTATTTACGTATTAAAACAAGTATATGCATCAATATACCTGAATCAGAGCTTCTCTTGTTTGTAGTTTCAAACTACACCACTAAATAGTGGTACCTCACGGGGGAGGTTCGAGACAAATGAGTTTTCGTAACATACATTTAGTTTGGAAGATACTATATGCAAGTCCGTAACTACCTCACTTGGGTTCTTTAATTTTGATCGCATGTGTCCAACGCGATACTACAATCACGAAAATTTACCCTATTCCTCTTTCGAGGGAGGGTATGGGTTTTCGTCCCATTCGTACTTCTCACAATACTTCAAGATTTGTTCCTGATAAGTGGGGAACGAACCTACAAGTCCTGTAAGATTACATTCATCTGCAACTTGCTTAAGTTGTGCACATCTTTCGGTGTATTTCTCACGTCCAAAATGCGCATACTTGTCAAGAGCATCCTTAATCGTACAAGCAGCATGAAGCTCTTCCGAAATTTGCGATTTTCCATGTGCATGAAGCATCTTAGCAATCGAACTTTCTTCAATAACTGCGCGATACAATTGTAATTCATCATCCCAAACTGCATTATGTTTTAAGAAGCCTGCCTCAAAACCATGTATAAATGGAACAGATTCAGCCTCTTTATCAGCCATAGTGTATGTTATATCACTATCAGCTAAAACTCGTGCAATATTGGTATGATTATAAGCATCATAACCTTTTCTAACAGACATAATGTTATCATCACCATAAGTCAATAAAGCAACAACATCAGAAAATAATGGCGTTTTCCACCACCTTTCTTCCTGTGCAATCTTATAATACACATAACGCATATACAAACTATTGACCAATGAATTGGTAACAACCGTCAATGGATGTCCCGAAGGATTTGATCCATAAAACTGTACCAATGTCCCAAAATAATCATAAGTCGGTGAACAAATTTCAGTGGCAATACCACGCATGATAGTCAAATCATCAGCATCGTAATTACCGCTCAACTCTGCAAGATTAATCAAAATCTTAAAACTCGCCAACATAAATCTCGGAGACATTCGTCCATCAAAAGATTTGTAATCACCTGCAACTACTCTGTCTACTCCATGCTTGTATACATGTTTCATCATTTTAGTCCATTCTGGTGATTCCACATTCAAACCAACAGCACATTCAAAAACCTCTTTATTCTGTTGCATAAGAGCTGAAATCGACAGGAAATACTTCCTGACCAACATTATAAAATAAATGTTACATCCAGCAAATACACGAACTTTCTTCTTGCCAATTTTAGTAGGCTCATCTTTTAACGAAGCTTTGAATACAGTGTTAATTCGGTTTCCATCCAGTAAAGTTTCTTCGAGTTTCTTAATCTCATCCAAAACTTTAGGATCAATATCTCTAGGGCATGAAATTCCTTCCACAATTCTCTCAGATTTACTTACGAGAGTTGTTTTAGGTCCAGATAAAGGAAATCCACAGGCTGTAGCAAAGTTCATGGCATTAATACCAACTACTCCGTCTAAACCTGCAAGAACTACATCATCATCTAACTTGCCAAGATTATGCAACTTTTTCTTCAACTTAGAAGTCAAAGTCGCATTAAAATCCACAACAGCCTTATCAACTAATGCAGCATCAAATCTATACGCAGTATGTGTTTTATTCTCAATATCCACTTCCTTGTGCATTATATCTCTCATCATGTGAGGTTTATCGTGCATACGTTCTAAGCCCAAATGTTCTTGAACTTTTTGTGAAATCGAAGAAATTACTACTTCAGATTTTGGTGTTGCTCCAGGTCTATTATGTGCTCCATATACAACACACCGTGCGTCACTATCTAAATTTCTAGTAACACATAACTCGTGTGGTTCTTGCAATGGTCCAACATCAATGTCCCCGATTATTGTTTCAAAGGATTGTCCGGCATGTGATGGCAATATTGAAGGTTTCTTTGCAATATTATCAATCGCTTCTAAAACCTGATCGCGTGTAATAAAACCTGCTGCTGCAGTATGGTTTTTCCCACCTAAATGGAATCCACCAATGAACGGCATGTCTTTGTTATCACGACCTACAAATGTCGCCATACACAGACCCTGGAAAGTCTGCTCTGGAAAATAATAACTAAGCGATTCAAATGATCCGCCTAGCGTGGTCCTATTGGTAGTACG